TGCCGTTGTAGAACTTTCGTGCGAGCATCGTTTGCGCCGGGAGCCTCGCGTTGCTCGATACACCGACGAAGATCAGCAAGTGCTGTATTCCGGTGATCGGTTCTTCGATTTAACGTATTCCATTCAAGGCTTCATCAGCAAATGGGGCGCACGAGACGCAGCCTATGGCGGCTTCGGATTCAGTCAGCCCAGCCCTATTGAGCAGCGCGAGGTGCGAAAAGTCTGATGCGCCGCTATGACTGGGTAAGCAAACTCCACGAGCATATTGCGGCCAATGCTGGCCGTGAGTTTTCGTGGGGCGATAACGACTGCTGCCTGTTCGTGGCGCGTGCAGTTGATGTGATCTGCGACACGAAACACGCCACTAGTCTCGCGTCTCGTTACCATGACGAGGCTACTGCACAGGCGTACATCGCACAGTCTGGTGGCATCGCTGCAGCAGTCGATACATTCATCGGCCCTCACAAAACAGAAGGTCGGCCTATGCGTGGCGATGTTGTTTTATTCAACGGTGCGAACGGCGAAACGCTAGGCATATGCATCGGCAGGCACATCGCAAGCGTTGGGCAATGCGGCGTTGTGATGGAAGATCGCGCAAAAACTATCTGTTATTGGAGCATCTGAAATGCCTCAAGCGGTTGCTCAAGCGATAACGCAATTTATTGTCACGACCTTTGCCGTTAGCGCGTCAAATGCTTATTACGTCTATGCGGTAGTCACGGCTGCAACGTATCTGGCAACCCCAGCAGCATTGGCAAAAATAACCGAGTCGCTGATCGGCGTCCCCAAGGTTAACAAGCAACCGGCTGACGTTGAATACACCGGAACGGTAGAGCCTCGCCGTATCATCTACGGAGAGGTTTTGGCGTCTGGAATGAACGTCATTCCGCCGATGACCTCCGGCACGACCAACGAGTATCTGCATCAAGTGCTTGCCATTGCGGGTCACGAGTGCAATCAACTCGGCACTGTGTACTTCAACCGCGAGGCCATTGGCACGATCTCGGCGATCAGCGGAACCGATGACGACGGCAAAGTAACGACCGGCACCTACGCCAACAAGGCGTGGGTGCGTCGATACACTGGCACCTCGACGCAGACCGTAGATTATAAGTTAGCAGCAGCAAAGCCAGATCAGTGGACAGCGGCCCACGCTGGCAAAGGCATCGCCTATGTTGCACTAACATTCAAGTATGACGAGGAGACCTATAGAACCGGCAAGCCGGAACTGACGCTGCTGGTACAAGGGCGCAAGGTCTACGACCCACGGCTCGACTCTACGCGCAGCGGTGGCAGCGGATCGCAACGGGTTACAGACCCAACTACATGGACGTACTCGACGAATCCCGCGCTGTGCCTTGCGGACTACCTCATTGACGACTCGCTTGGGCTTGGCGAGGACGATACCCGCATCGACTGGCTAAAGGTGATGGATGCGGCAGATATCTGCGACGAGACCGTAAACCTACCAGCGTCTGCAACGCAGAAGCGATACACCTGTAACGTCGCACTGACCGCGACCGATAGGTTTGAGGACAACATACGGGTGCTGTCGCAAGCAATGGCGGGCGTGTGCTACTACTCGGGCGGCTTGTGGCGCATCTATGCTGGCGCATGGTCGGCCTCTGCCTTCACGCTCACGGACGGTGATCTCGTGAATGGCGGCATCTCGGTTGTCACCGCGTATCCGTATAACCAACGGTACAACTCGGTGCGCGGGCGGTTCATCAATAAAGACCGCAACTGGCAAGCGATGGAGTACCAGCCGGTTATCAATACGTCCTACGTCTCTGCCGATGGCGAGCAGATGTGGCTGGAGACCGACTTTGCAGCCTGCACGAACGAGTACGAAGCGCAGCGGCACGCCATCCTTCTCTCGCGCCGCAGCCGCAACGGGCAAGTCGCCACTGTTAAATGCGGCATGAGTGCCTTTGGCATTCTGCCGTTTGAAACCGGCACGGTGACGTTCTCCGAGATTGGCTGGACGAACAAGACTGTGCGCTGCGAGGGCTGGCAGTTTGACCCTACGGGCGCAATCGAGTTAGTGCTGCGCGAGGAAGCGTCTACGGATTGGAACGATCCGCTGACGACCGACTATCTGACACCGACGAGCGTTACCACGCCGACCCCAGACATCTACGAGCCAAGCCCGCCGACCAACCTTACCGTCACCACTCTTGAAAGCAGCATCTATCTCTCGTGGTCTGCGCCTACCGTCGTCCCGCTTGGCTCGCAATATGATCTCTACGAGTACACCTCGCAGACCCCCTTCTCGTCGGCCACGAAGGTCTGGACGGGCATCTCGACTAACGTATTCATAGCCAAGACCGACACCACCACGCGCTACTACTGGGTCAAGATCCGCACGCCAGATGGCGGCGTGTCCGATCCAGAGCCTCCGGTCAATGGCGTGCCAGCGGGCGCAGCATCACTGCCGAGTGCGCTGTCGCTGTCGGTATCACCTAGCAGCCTTACCACCTCGGGCACGAGCGCGAGCCTCACCACGGCATCTGCTACGGCGACTGCGGTCGGCGGTACGTCGCCCTATACCTATGCGTGGACACGACAAAGCGGCTCGACCAGCATCTCGGCGGACAGCGCATCCTCGGCGACCAGCACCTTCACCGGTACGAGTCTCGCCAGCGGCACCACCTACGATGCTGTTTTCCGTTGCACCGTAACCGATAACGTTGCGGCTACGAAAACGGCTGACGTTAGCGTGTCGATCACGCGCATCGTCTTTAGCGCATCGGCCAGCCCTGCGACGTTGGTTAAGATCGTGCAGACCTCAAGCGCGACGACCAACAGCACCACGGTCACGCCGACTGGCGGCACCTCGCCCTATACCTATTCGTGGGCATTGCTCGAGGGCGACACGCTCACGGTCAATAGTCCGACCGCAGCGACTACTACATTCAGCAAGACAGGAATGAACACTGGCGAATCGTTCTATTCGACGTATCGGTGTACCGTCACCGATAGCACATCGGGCACCCCGCTGACCGCAACAGCGGATGTGATTATCACCATCGAGCGAAGTGATTGAGGGCGCACACATGATTGATATGTCCAAATTCAAAGTGCCGACAGGTTCGCTGTTGGTAGATGGTGGCTTGGTTGTGGCGCTGATTATCTGGGGCACGCAGATGACCTCAAAACTTGACGCGATCAGCCAACGCCTGGAGAAGGTCGAGCAGACCACGATCCAGCCGGAAGCCGATAGGCGCATTGCGGTGATCGAGGCGCGTGTGGCTGATACCAATACCAGGCTGCAATCAATCGAGGCCAAGTTAGATCGCGTGCTGGAGCGTCGATAGATGGACATCTTCGAAATGTTTACCCGCGCATGGCCGGTAATCCTTGCGCTCATCACGCTCATCATTGTGCTGTCTAAGTTAGACCTTCGCGTCGCGGTACTCGAGGACAAGATCAAGACTTTGTTTGATCTTTTGAATAAACGTAACGATAAGTGACCACTGGCGAGGGCTTGAAATGAATATGCAGAAGATTGTGGATATGTTGTTCCCAGTGCTACTGGCCGCTGTTGGCTGGCTGCTGTCGAAGATTACATCGTTCAACAATCGCCTGATTGCTATCGAAGGCAAAATGCCCGCCTTGATTACTCCAGAAGGCGTTCCGACTGATTCTCCAATCAGTGCGTCTGCCCGACAAAGACAGAAAGAAGAACTGCTGGATAAAATTTACGATCTGCAAATGCGGGTCAAGTTGATAGAGGAGCGCGGCAAATGATGACGATGATCTCGACCTTCCTGTCTTTCCTCGCTGGCGGCTTGCCGAAGATTCTGTCCATCTTTCAAGACCGGCAAGACAAGAAGCACGAACTGGCCCTTGTCGCAGCCCAGAAGGAGCGCGAGTTGGCATTGGCCGAGCGTGGCTTTTTCGCACAAGCAAAGGTCGAAGAGATCAAACTGGAGCAGATCCAGACGCAGACGGCTGGCGAGGAGCGACAGGCTCTGTACCAGCACGATATCGAGATCGGCAAGGGCGCAAGCCAGTGGATGATCAACCTACGCGCTTCGGTGCGTCCGGTTGTGACGTACGTCTTTGTGCTCGAGTTAGTCGCGCTCAACGTGGCTGGCGTCTGGTACGCCTACACGACTGGCATCCCGTTTGCGATAGCGATGGAAAACGTATTCAGCGACGATGAGATGCTGATCTTGTCGTCGATCATTGCCTTTTGGTTCGGGACGCAAGCATTTCAGAAAAAATGAAGGTCAGCGAAAACGCCTTGGCGATGATTCGCCACCATGAGGGCGTAAGGATGCGCCCCTATCGGTGTCCGGCCTCGCTATGGACGGTCGGGGTCGGTCACCTTCTATACCCAGCACAGGCCGCGATGCCTGTATCCGATAGGCTACAGTTCCCACTACGCGCAGAGGATGATCGTGTCTGGACTGCTGAACAGGTTGATGCTCTCCTCGCTCAAGACCTTGTGCGCTTTGAGCGCGGCGTGGCCCGATATTGCCCTGCTGGCTTTGCTCATCAAGGCCAATTCGACGCTCTCGTTTCCTTTGCTTTCAATGTAGGGTTGGGCAATCTGCAACGCTCGTCGCTGCGAATGAAACACAATCGTGGCGAGTTCGAAGAAGCAGCAGAAGAATTCATGAAGTGGACGAAGGCCGCTGGCAAGGTGATGCGCGGCCTAGTGAATCGCCGACTTGATGAGCGGAGGCTTTACCTTGGCAAATAAACTCAAGTCGATACAGATGTACGAGGGCAAGTGGTACCGCGTCAAAGGATACAACTACACCGAGTGCTGCGACTGTGCGCTGATCCACAAAGAAGCATTTCGCCTAGTCGATGGCTCGCTCGAGTGGAGCGGTACGCGGGACGATAAACTGACCGAAGAACGCCGAAAGGAGCTCGGCATTAAGGTCACACGGAAGAAAACCACAAATGAC